ATACAAATGACCCAACAAGTTATTTTGTAGACCCTAATGGTAATTCTCGTATATGGTATTTAGGAATTCAAAATGGACAAGGTGGTGGTGGTTCTAACGGAACTGTTGGTTTAAAATTTGGTGGAACTGGTGATTATCCTTCTTTAGAGCTTGGTATTGTTGATGCCTACGATGGTATGATTCGTAGTTATGGTAATGATATAAGGTATTATTCAGGACATTGGAGAAGTATTGGTAATACGGCATCTGAAAACCACTCACATTATTGGTACACATCAAGAGTAAGTAGTACTGATTGGAGTACCGCTAAAATGAGATTAGACCACGATGGTAGACTTTATGTATCAGGTCCTATTACAGCAGGAATGAGTGCAAATAGTAAAAGTGGTGGTATCGGTTTAGTATTAAACGATGGTTCTTTAATAGTAAGAGCTGAGGGTGATAACTACCATAAAATTTGGTATTATGATGGTATAGCATTTGGTACAAATAATGCACATGGTATATTCCGTTTTTATGGTGAAAGTAATACTCAAAGAAATAACTCAACTGGTGGTGATAACTTAAGATTTTCAATAAACTCAACAAATGGTGTAGCGATATCATATGGTGATATGAGAGCACCAATATTTTATGACCAAGAAAATACAGCATACTTTGCAAATCCAAATGGACGTTCTCGTTTGGCATCAATGGATTATGGTGATGGTTCATATTATTTAGCTGGAGGTAGTTGGGGTTATAGACACAATACTCCTTATGGATATATAGAATTTGGACCTGCTAACTCTGGACATGCTCACATTTATACTGATAGAAGTAACTTCTACTTCAATGTGAATGAGATGTACATGAATGGGTATAGAATATTGAAAGAGGATTATTGGAATGGTAATAAATATTTTGGTTCTGATGGTACTATATACGCAACAATTTTTAGAGATGCTAATGATGGTGGCTATTATGTAGACCCAAATGATAGTGGTAACTCTGGAAGATTTAGAGGTGGTACTTTACATGGACCTAACCCAACTTGGGGAGCTTATTTATATGTTGGTTCAAATGGTAGAGTAGATAGTTGGGCATCTGTTGTAACAACAAATGGTAACTTACACTTAGACCCAAGAAACGGATATACTACATATCTTAACTGGTATGCTGGTGGACCGGTGTATATTGAAAACGCCGCATATGCAACGATTTACTACGATAGAAATAACAGTGCATATTATTTTGGAGATGGTGAAGGTAGTTCTAGATTTAATGCTTTAGCTTCAAACAACCATTACATTTATGCTGGTTATATGTTGTATAGTGATTCCGGCGGATGGACTGGTGAATACAATAAAATTCAATGGCATAGTTCACATACATACTATCAGGTAATTAATAATGGTTATCACATCTTCCGTTATGGCGGTGATGGTTTAGAATCTCACCAATTAGCTAGAGATGGAAACTATTGGAATAGATATATGGGTTGGATGTCCAACTATATGAATCAAAACGTTAGAACTGATGCAAATCCTACTTTCTATGATTTATATGTAAACGGATGGTTTAGAAATAACACAAACGGACACGGACTTTATAACCAAAATAGAGGAATGCACTGGTACACCAATAACGGATATTGGAAATCAGCTGGTGGTGGATATGGCTATGGTGGTATTGTAATGTATAATAACTACGAATCTGATTTAAGAGGATATTGTGGATATTGGGATGGTTCTGGTTTTGGTATGTTGAATAACTCTGGTAACTGGCAGATTCGTATTGAATATGGTAACGCTCACATGGAGTTGTATCGTATTACATATATGAATGATTCCAGAGCATATATCTACTATGATAGAAACAATACAGGATATTATTGTGACCCGGATGGTACAAATAGATTAAACTTTGTATATTCAAATAACCATTATATCAGCGCAGGACATATGTTATATTCCGATATGGGAGGCTGGACTGGAGAATATAATAAGATTCAATGGCATAGTGCCCATTTATATTTCCAACAAAGAAGTGGTGGTTACTTTATTTTTAGAAGAACTGATGGTAACGATAGACACTATTTTGCAGAAGATGGTAACTATTGGAACGCATATATGGGTTGGATGTCCAACTATATGAATCAGAACGTAAGAACTGATGCTTCTCCAACATTTAGCGATATCTATTGTAACTCTTGGTTTAGAAACCAAGGTGGTGGTGGTTTATACCAACAATCATATGGTGGACACTTTAGAACCAACTTCCAATCATCATATACTCCTTGGGAAACATTTGGTTACTATCGTTCTGGATATGGTGGACAAAACTTTAATGACCCATCTGGTTATCACAATAACTTGATGTTCGAAAGTGGTAATGGTGGTATATACAATCAGCAGTTTGGTTGGACATTCTATTATAGTAGACCTAATAACTGTGCTTCTTTTGATTCTACAACTTATGGGTGGATTTCATTTAACGTACAAAGAGGTGGCTCTAGATTCCGTAATTTTGTAAATTTAAATTATAACGCTGATGGTAATATTGATGCTCAAAGTGGATTTGGTATATATTGGAGAAGTTCTGGTGGATATCATTGGGTAGGACAAACTGATGGATATAACTATCTTTACATGTTGAATGGCGGTGGTTCTTATGGTGGTGTGGTATTATATCCTTACTACTATGGATGGAGTGGTTATTCGGATGCAAGTATTAAAAATATACATGGTGTAGTTGTCAATGTTCTTGATAAAGTAAATCAACTAACCCCTATATATTATACATATAAAATACATTCAGTAGACCCAGAGTATATAGAAGATACTCATATTAAAATGGGATTCACTGCACAAAATGTTCAAGAAGTATTTCCTGAATTGGTAAGAACTGATGAAAAAAGTGGGTTATTAACCCTTTCTATGGAATCGTTAATACCTGTACTTGTACAATCTGTTAAGGAATTGAGAAATGAAATTAATTTCTTAAAAGCACAAAATGAATATTTATTAAATAGAATAGAAGATTTAGAAAACAAATAATTTATGGCATTAACAATTAACACACCAATCGGAACTGACAGAGGATTAGCAACTAATGCTTATGTTAGAATAAACGAATATAGAGTTCTTAAAACAGGAGAATGTATATTTGATGTTCACATTTATAAAACAAAAGAAGATGCTATTATAGCTGATTCCAATATTGCTACATATGGAAAGGCAAACCATTTAACTTGTACGAGTTTGGAAATTGGTAAAGAAGTTAGAGTTGACCTATCTAGAGAAATAGTAAAGACGGTGACAATACCAACCGAAACACCAACTACAGCGATTGTAACAAAAACAATAGGTAGTGGGGATAGAATGAAATCATACACTGTTAGTGAAAGTTCAATAGAAATCAAAAATAATACTTTTGAAACTACATTAAAAATTGCCGATTGGACAACTTTGGAAAATCATAACATTTTTGAATTTGGATATTCTATGTTAAAAGATAAATTAGTTCAATTATATGGTGATGAAAATGTAATTGATGACCATACAATAGCAGCTGGAGAAGGGCCATTCGCTACCGAATTATCAGTAGATATCGCAGCTAGAAAAGCAGGTCATTTTGAAACTCCAAATCCGTAATTTAAAAAAACTAATATTTATTAAAAACATAATAACATGATTACAAAAATAGAAGAAATAAACTCATTTGGTAAAAAAATAAATATAATTTTTACCAATGTACTTAATTACAATTTACAAGACGATATTTGTACATTAAGATACGAACTTAGATATAGAGACCCAAATAGAGAATCAGTTGCAATACCTGATACAGTTGTTGCAAACGGACAATGGGACGTTCCATCTAATATTTTAAATTCTTGGTCTGGTAGTAATAATTATTTAGCAGAACAAATGGCTGAAAGCTTTGATTTAAAAGTAATAGAACATTTACCTAATTAAAAATAATATACAATGGGATATACATACGAATGGAAAATTAAAGGACTTAGAAAAGGAAATAGCACTGATGTAAGTGATGCTATTATTGGTACACAATGGACTGTAACTGCAACCGATGAGGTGGGTGATGGTATTACTGGTGAATTTAATGGTGCAACTCCATTTGATTTACATACAATAAATACTGGTAGTTTTACACCATTTTCTGAATTAACAGAAGAGCAAGTAATTGGTTGGATTAAAAATACTGTTAGTGGTTCAAATAAAGCAACAAATTATTGGGACCATATTGAAAGTAGAATTGTTAGAGATATTACGGCAAAAAGAGGTAGTTATTCTAATTTATTAGAAGATGAATTACCTTGGAAACCAAATCCTACCACTTATAATGGACCTAATGGTAATGGTGGGGCTTAGTATTCATTATTAGAATTATTAAATTTAAATGTCCAATTCACTTATTTATAAACAAATTTGTGTTTTGGACGTTTTCTTTATATTTATATAGGTAATTATGTAGGACTTTCTTAATTACAAATTTAAAATACAAATTGTAGAAATAAAATGGCAGAAAGAATCGTATCACCCGGCGTATTCACAAGAGAAAATGACCTATCCTTCTTAGCGCAAGGAGTAGGAGAGATTGGAGCAGCATTTATAGGACCTTTTAAGCAAGGACCTGCATTCGTTCCAACCATTGTGAGAACTCAATCAGAATTTGAAGATATCTTCGGAACACCTGATGGAACTTATTATACTGAATATGCAGTACAAAAATATTTACAGGAAGCTGGACAAGCAACTGTAGTTAGAGTAGCTGGAACTGGAGGTTACACTCAAGCAACTCCTTTAGCAATATTCGCTAGTGGTTCTCAAAGACAATCTTTAGGTACTAAATTAATTGGAGTATTATACTCTACATCTAATGGATATCAAAATTTTGGTTTTGCTGGTGCAACTGTTGCTAGTAACTTAGCATTAGATGGTTCATTCGCATTATCTGCATCTTTTTTAACTCCGGTATCGGCATCTATTTTACCATCGGATACAAATGATTTAGCAGATGTATTTGGTGAATCTCCATTTGGTAGTAAGCAAGCATATGTTTTTAATTACTATGAAAATATGGCCGGTAATTATACTGGTTCTGTGACTAGTAATATTGTAGTTAGTAAAGTAGAATTACCTTCGCAAGATTATACAGGTGGTAGTGCAGATGCATACTCACAAGCAATTACTCCATATATTGTTTCTCAAAAAGATACTAATAATTTAAGAAGTAATCTTTTCAGATTCCATACATTAGGACATGGTGATATTTATAATACTAAATTCAAAATTGGTATTTCAAATATTAAAGCAGCTGGTGAAGATGGAGCAACTGATTATTCTGTATTCACTGTAACTATTAGAAGTTATTCCGATACTGATAAGAGAAAGAGTGTAATTGAAACTTACAATAATGTAAACTTAGACCCAACATCTACTAACTATATAGCTAGAAGAATTGGTGATAGATATATTACTATCGATTCTGATGGTAAGATTACTGAAAATGGTGATTACTCAAACAAATCAAAATATATAAGAGTTGAAGTAGCTGAAGCAGGTTCATACCCAATATCAGCAGCACCATTCGGACATGAAGCATATACAAACCCTATTTATTGTGCTAACACAACTTACGCAGGGCAAGTACCTGCAGTAGTTTTCCAAACTGGTTCGGCAGATAACACATCATCATCTCCAATATATTATAGTGGATTTGATTTTAGTGATATTGATAATGTGAATTACTTAAAACCAATTCCTGCTAGTGCAGAAACTGGAGCAAACGTATTATTCGCATTTGATTCTCAATTAACATATCAAATGACTGGTTCATCCGCAGTTGATATGGTTAAAAGACAATTTGTATTAGCATTCCAAAAAGGATATGATGGAATGAACCCAACAACTAAAAAAGCTAAGGCTGGTGATGTTGGTGTATGGGGAGCAGCAAATACGCAAGGATTTAACTGTTCAACTGGAGTATCAATAGGTACAACGGCTTATTTTAAAGCAATTAACGCTGTATCTAACCCTGATGAGTGGGATATTAACTTAGTAGCAACTCCTGGTATTGTAAGAAGCTTACACCCATCCGTTACTTCTAAAGTAATCGATATGGTTGAAGATAGACAAGATTGTTTCTATATCGCTGATTTCAATGATTATCAGGATTCAATTACTGAAGCAACTGAGCAAGCAAATTCAGTAGATTCAAACTATGTAGGAACTTATTATCCTTGGGTTAAGACAGTTGATAACAACACAAACAAATTAACTTCAGTTCCACCATCAGTATTGATGCCGGCTGTATTCGCTTCTAACGATAGATTAGCAGCAGAATGGTTCGCACCTGCTGGTTTGAATAGAGGTGGTATTAGTGGAGCAGTTAGTGTATTGAATAGATTAACACACTCTGAAAGAGATACTCTATATGAGAACAAAGTAAACCCAATCGCAGCATTCCCTGGACAAGGTATTGTAGCATTCGGACAGAAGACATTGCAAGATAAAGCATCTGCTTTAGATAGAATCAATGTTAGAAGATTACTTATCGTTCTTAAGAAGTTTATCGCTTCAACATCTCGTTATTTAGTATTCGAACAAAATACCGCTACAACTCGTCAAAGATTCTTAAACACTGTGAACCCTTACTTAGAGGCAGTTCAACAAAGACAAGGTTTATACGCTTTCAGAGTAGTAATGGACGAATCTAACAACACACCGGATGTGATTGATAGAAACATATTAGCAGGACAAATTTTCTTACAACCGGCTAAGACAGCGGAATTTATCGTAATAGATTTCAACATCTTACCAACTGGAGCAACTTTTACAGCATAATACGAAAATAAAGGAATTAGATATTTATTAATATAATAAAAAGGAATAAAAATGGCAGAAATATTAGAGTTTGATAAGATGTTCTATACGAACTTCGAACCTAAGATGAAAAATAGATTTGTAATGCAAATCGATGGTATTGACTCATACTTAGTTAAGGCAGCACAAAGACCAACAATTACTTTTGAGCCTGTTGTGTTAGACCACATCAACGTAAAGAGAAAGTTGAAAGGTAAAGGTGAGTGGCAAGATATCACAATTACTCTTTATGACCCAATTGTTCCTTCTGGAGCACAAAAGGTAATGGAGTGGGTGAGATTATCACATGAATCAATTACTGGTAGAGATGGATACGCTGATTTCTACAAAAAAGACTTGGATTTCTATATGTTAGGACCAGTTGGTGATAAAATTGAACAATGGAAAATCAAAGGAGCATTTATCTTAAGTGCAAACTTCGGAGATGTTGCATTTGATTCAAACGAACCAGCAACAATTGAATTATCAATAGCTTATGATTACGCAATCTTAGAATTCTAATCTAAAAATAACAAAAAAAGGGGATATCAAAAGTATCCCCTTTTTTATGCTTTCTAATTTTTTAATTTCTATGTATTTATATATACAAACTTAAAAACATTTAAAAGTTATGGCAGAAGTGAATATTGCGGCAGCTCCGGTTGCACAAAAAAGAGAATTTGATTTCCCAACGGAAACAATTGAATTACCTTCACAAGGATTAGTTTATCCTGAAGGACACCCATTAAGAAAGGGTACTATTGAAATTAAACATATGACAGCTAGAGAGGAAGATATCTTAGCATCACAAAATCTTATCAAAAAAGGATTAGTGTTGGATAGATTATTTGAATCAGTTGTTGTTGAACCGGGATTAAACCCAAATGATATTGTAATTGGTGATAAAAACGCTATTTTATTGGCAACTCGTGTTTTAGGATATGGTGCTGATTATGAAGTAGAAATTACTGACCCATTTACTTTAGAAAAACAAAAAGTTAGTATTGATTTATCTAAGATACAAACTAAAGATATTGATGAAGATGCTTTAAATTCAAACAATAGATACCAATTTAAATTACCTTCAAGTGGTAAAGTTATTGAATTTAAGTTATTAACTCATGGTGATGAGCAAAATATTACTAAAGATACTCAAGCTATGGAAAAGATAGCAAAAGGTGCAGCTGGTTCGACTGATGTTACAACTCGTATGAAATATATGATTACTTCGGTGGACGGTAATACTGATACTGGGTTTATTAATAAGTGGATTATGAATTCTTTCTTAGCAAAGGATACAAAAGCATTTAGAGCGCATGTAAAGGAAATTTCTCCTGATTTAGATTTAAAATTTAATTTTGTATCAGATGTGACGGGCGAAATGGAGGCGCTAGATATCCCATTTGGGATAGGCTTTTTTTACCCTACCGCCTGATTATAAAATTACATTACACTCTCAAATTTGGGAGATGGTTCAATTTAGTAATGGATTCACTTGGTCAGATGTTTACCATATGCCGATTTATCTTAGGAGATTTTATTTTAATAAACTAATAGAATTAAAGAAACGGGAAGCGGATGAGGTTAAGAGAGCTAATTCAAAAGCAAAAAGTTCTAAAGTGAGGATACGATAATCCTCACTTTTTTATTATCCAATATTTATACAATATAAAGGAAACACTATGTCAAACGAAAAGCAAATAATTCAAGAAGGTTTATTTAGTACGGCTTCGAATTTTGTTAATGATTTTTTCGATGGGTTAAAATCAAATGCAACTAATAGAGCATTAGAAAAAGCTAGACAAAATAAATTACCACAAGATGTTGTAGATGTGATGGAAAAGATTAAACGTGATGGTGATGAACTTAGAGATTTGATAAAAAAATATAGCAAATATAAAAAGTAATGTCAGATAGGGATAGAGTATCGTTATTGAGAGAAATTGCGGAATTAAGAGAAAACGAAGCTTCTTTAATAAGAAGTATAAATTCCGGTGCCTCTGGACTTAACGAAATCCTTAGAGAACAAAGAGAATTACTAGCAGATGCAACTGAAGAATTAAAAGAGGCAAATAAAACTAGGTTAGCTGGATTAAAAACTCAAGAAGAAGCCAATAAAACTCTTAGTTCAATGTATTCTGGGTTGAATAACTTAGAAAAAGAAAGAATTTTACTTACATTAAAAACTGATAACCTTACAGATGCTCAAATAGAATCTGTTAGTAAATTAGCTGAGATAAATAGAGATATGGCTCAGTTGAGTATTAGTGATGTTGCTAGTAAAACGGCATTAAATGAAGAATATAATGAAATATTATCCACATTTGGTGATGTTGATAGTATAGGACAAAGTATATTGGATAATTTATCACAGCAAAATACTTTAGCTCAGAATTATTCGAATATGACTGAGGGTCAAAAAGAACAATTGGAAGCTCAATTAGAAGCATATAATGGTATAAAGAAAACATTAGTTGGTATATTAGATACGGCATCAATATTAACAAGTGGCCCTGCTGGTCTTCTTGGTATGAGTCTTATTGGAGCTGGTAAGTTTGTTGGTAAGATGGGTGAGGTTAGAAGTCAGTTAGGTGGTATTGCTGAATTCGGAACAACCGCACTTGCTTTCTTTGATGATAATGCAGTAGCAAATGCAAAAGAATTAGCATCACAATTTGGTGGAATAAATAATGTATCTGGACAATTACAAGCATCAACATCTCTTATATCAGTTAATATGGGTATTAGTGGAGTTGAAGCAGCTGGATTAATTGGTTCATTTGCAAGATTGAATGGTAATAGCCAAGAAACAGCATTAAACTTAACAAAAGCATCTCAAGAGTTTGCAGCTCAAAATGGTTTAATACCAGGGGCTCTTATGGAGGATTTGGCGGCAAATACTGAAGCATTTGCACTATTTGGTAAAGATGGTGGTAAGAATATGATTCAGGCGGCTGGAGCAGCAGCTAAGATGGGTGTTAGTTTAAAAACTATGACTGGATTGGCTGATAACCTTTTGGATTTTGAAAACTCTATTAACGCTGAGATGGAATTGGGCGCAATGCTTGGCAAAAATATTAATTTAGATAAAGCAAGGGCATTAGCATTTACTGGTGATATAGCTGGAGCAACTCAAGAAACATTAAATGCATTGGGTGGGGTTGATGCATTTAATAAAATGGATTATTTCTCCAAAAAGAAAACAGCAGAATTGATGGGAACATCCGTAGAGGAATTGCAAAAGATGGTAACAAATCAGGAGCAAGCAGCTACAATGGGTGGAAAGATAAACGCAACATTTAGTTTACTTGGTGAAACAATAAATGGTGGATTAAACAAATATTTAGGAACATCATTAGAAGCTTTAGGTGGTATGGTGATGGCAGGTGCACAAATGGGTGGTTCTTTCGCACAAATGGGATTTGATGTAAAAGGAATGGCATCCAGAATACCAATCATAGGAAAATTATTTGGTGGTGGTGCACCGGGCGCAGCACCTGGTCCAGCCGCAGCATCTGGTCCTGGTGGAGTTCCAGCCCCACCGGTTCCCGAAGGAGGGGGTGGTGGTTTAAAGAGTTTGGCAGAGGGATTGAAAGAAATGGGTAGTGCGAAAGTTTTATTTGGAGCACTAAACCTCATACCTACTGCAGCTGGATTGGCTCTTATGGTTATTGGTATTCCTTCGCTAATGGCAATTGGTGCATTTGGTGTTAATGCTGGTCTTGGATTGCAAGAATTAGGACTTGGACTACAATCTATGGGAGATGGAAAAGCATTTGCCGGAACATTTACATTAATGGCAGCTGCTGCTGGATTCGCATTAATGACTTTAGGTGTTATTGGATTGGCTGGGGTAGCTTTATTAGGAGCACCTGCTGGAGCTGGATTGACTGCCCTTGGTGGTGGATTGGCATCATTCGGAGCAACTGCCGGAACTGTAGGTTGGCTAGGTGTTGCGGTGATAATAGCATTGGCAGGGGCATTTACATTATTTGCATTTGGATTAAGTTTATTAGTTCCATTAGTAAAACAAATTGGTGATACAATAGTTAATATTGTAGATTCGATTGCTAAAGGTATAGATACTATAATAACCAGTATAACAACTATGATGACAACATTGTTACCATTGTTTAATATGGAAAATGCAGCTGGGTTGTTGGCAATGGCTGGTGGATTTGCGGCATTATCATTATCTTTAATGGGGTTTGCATTTTCTTCAATAATGGCTATTCCTGGTATGATTGCTGTTGGAGCTTTCTTAGCATTGGGTGGTGGTGATTTATTAGGAGGTGGTGGAGAAGCTGGTGGTGGTGGAGGTGATGGTATGGGTGAATTAATTGCTGAAATAAAAGGATTGAGAGCTGACTTATCATCTGGTAAAATTGGTGTTAATATGGATGGACAAAAAGTTACTTCCAAAATAACATCAGTTGTAGATAAAGGTAGTAGAAACTCATACGCTAAATAACAAAAATGGGTAAAACATTAGAAGAATTATTTAAGACCAAAGTGTTGGATAACGGTAAGACGGCTCAGCAAAACTATGACATTCGTAATAGTAAAGAGCCGGCAATAACTCCGTATAACCCATTGTTAGATTTGCCATTTAAAGGAGCAAATGCAATAAGAAAAACAGCATCTATTAAAAAAGGAGAAACTAGACTTGAGGAAGAAACTACTGGACTTAGAGTAATAAGTAAATTAAGTGGTCCTGTAATATATGGTGTGGATTTGTTCAGAATGAATAATCAAAAAACTGATATGGTTGAGATTATGAAAGGAGCAACTGGTGGACAGGCTGGAAATAATGGTATAATAGGAAACGCTACTAATAAAATAAAGCAAGTTGGTGAAAACATAGCAAGTAAACTTGGTATAGAATTTCCTCAAAACTTAATCCCAACTAAAATCGCTCTTAATCAATCATTTAAAGATGGTAAAGAAAACGATACGATGATTACATTATCTGCTATTAAAAATGGTAGAGAGGGTAATCTTATTGGTAAAACAATTGGTAAAATATTAGCATCAAGTCTTAAAGGACCTGTTGCGGATATACCAAATAAATTAGTGGGAGCTGGTATTGATTTTTTCAAAGGTGAAGTTAAAAAATCATTGTATGGTTCTCCAAAAGTGGCCGCACAAAACTTAGCAAAAAAAGGAAAAGAAGAAGTACAATATAACAGTACTGATAAATATTCGGAAACAATAGCTCCTAGAGATGAAGATTATTTTAAAAGAAATGACCTTTCATCTATTTTAGTAGCTAAAGAAACAAAAGAAGCTGGTGGTGGTTCTGAAGTACAAAATAAGGTTAATCAATTAGTTCCAAAATCAAAAGGAATTGGAGATGGTATATTACCATTAAATTTAATAAACAATCCAGCAGCAAAAATAACTGATTTTATATCGGATAATAAAAGCAAATTAGATTCTAAATTAGCTGGAGCTAGAAAATTAGGTCAACAAAGTATTGCTGGTGGATTAAATATAGGTGATATAATACCTGGTACAAAAGAAAAAATTACACAAACATCTACAGTTGACCCTAACGCAGATACACCGGCGTTAAGAAATGATTTATCTTCTAAATTGGAAGCTTTATTGGCTAATGGTGGTATAAATGGAAATTCAATATCAAGAGATGATGTATCTATAAATCAATACTCTAAGAAAAAAGATAGCCAAATAGACCCAAAGGTTAGTATGAAAACTAAATTGGGAATTGATTCATCTATAAAATCAGATTATTTAAATGAAAAACTTCCATATGATTTAGGACTAACTGATACTAAATTAAAATTAGCTGATGGTAGTTATTTAGATGATTATGATTTTATAACATTGAAATTTAAATCATTAGCAACTGGAAAAGCAGTAAACTTTAGAGCAACAATAAGTGGTGTATCTGAAACTATATCGCCATCTTGGGACCCAGCTAAATTCATAGGAACTCCATTCAGTCATTATACATACACTGGTATTGAAAGAAGTCTTACATTCAATTTTAGAGTATATTCAACAACACCAATTCAGCATATTGCTGCTTGGCAAAGAATAAACTTTTTAACATCGTTAGCATATCCTCAAGGTTATGCTGGTGGTATTGGGGCTAGAGCACCATTCTTACAATTTACTTTAGGTAATTTATATAAAGATAGAGAATGTTTTATTGAATCATTATCATATACAATGGATGATAATTCTCCTTGGTATGTTGGTATGACTGAGGCTAGTGGTATTGCCGATGATGCTAAATTTTCTATAAATAAAGAAGAAACATCTATGGATAATTATAAGTTACCTATGATTGTTGATGTTGCTATAACTATTAAATTACTTGAAGCTAAATACAATACATCAGAAGGTTACTTATATGGATTTGATAAATTACCAAGAGCATTAAGGGGTGGTAAGCAATACTCCGCAGAAGAATCTTCAAAAAATACTCAAATAGCAGGAGATATAAATAATTCAGATACATTTAAATTTGGACCTGAAGGTGGTAGTACAACTAAAAAATCAGATAGTGATGCTGATAATGTAGGACTATCATTGGATAAAGTTAGACCAAAATTTAATCCAGCAGAAATAGTTAAATTGGAAAGAAAAGATTTATCTGGTATAACGGCACCAGTTAGTATAGATATCAAAAAATTACCAACACTAGCACCATTAAGACAAAATCCTGATGCTAGTAAAGGAAACTTTATAAAACAGGGTACAAATAATTACGAACTTTGGATTAAAGAAGATAATAAAAAATATGTAGCAACTGTTTATCAATCTGGAACAGTTAAAGAAAAAACAAAAAAGCTTTCTGATGCTGGAAAGGCAATAGATAAGGGAGAGGAATTACTTAAAAAATATCAATAATGGAAAGTAGATATTACGAAAACGAAACAAAAAAAACGTTTGATGGTAAAGAAGTATATAAACCAAAAATATATCCTAATATTCCATTGAGAGATGATGATGTATATGTAATGACTGAAACTGGTGATAGATTAGATACACTTGCTTTTCAATATTATGAAAACCCAACTCTATGGTGGATTATAGCATCGGCAAATAATATACATGATGCACCTTTAGGATTTGAAGAAGGTACAATATTAAGAATACCACAAAATTATATTTCAATATTAAGAAATTTTACAAAATAAATAGTTTATGTCAGCATTTCCGCATTTTTCAAACATAGCACCTTGGGTAACCAAAGAACTTGATGCTAGAAGACAAGATATTCTTAAAGTATCAAATCTAAATGCATGGGTAAGAGTTTCTTCTGCTGTTGGTAAAGGATGTATGATGCTATCAAATCCAGACTTTAAATTATTTGGTGGTGTTGGTGATAAGATAGCACCATCTGTTTATGGAAATAATTCATTTAGTGGTACTATTGGTGTTAAATGGGATGGTGTAACTCCTGTTAATACTGCTGGTGAGTTTTGGGGATTTAGACCAAACCCAAATATAACAACAATCGAAATAGAAGAAGGAGCTGGTTCTCTTTCTAGAAAAGCAACATTTACAATAACTGCATATACAAGAGCTCAATTAGATGAATTGTGTAAGTATTACTTAGAGCCAGGATATACAATATTTTTAGAATGGGGATGGAATACAGTACAAGGAGTATCTATGTACACTCCTAAATTAGATGGAGTGACTGTTGGTAAAAATCAATCATTTGTTGAAGTTAATAAAAAAAGAGCAGATTCGGGAGGACACTATGATAACTATTTAGGATTTATTAGTGGTGGTAATGTAGCTATGGAGGGCGATAAATGGACAATAACTGTTAAGTGCACGGGATTCACCGAATTACCAGCATATATGACAGTAACAAGTAATTCTGATACAAGAGAAAATATAAAAAAATCAAAACCATGGACATTTAAACCAGCTCAAATAAATTCTGAAAATGATTTAGGTAGAAAACGATTTATGATGGCTTTTAATAGACTTCCATCAAATAAACAAAGTGAAAGTATTTCAGGTTTAATAAAATATGGAAGTATCGCAAGTGTTTTAAATTTTATTAATGTTGATGAAGATGTAAAAGAAAATATAAATGATACTACTTCTGGTTTTAAAATATTAGAGATATCATTAAACAATGAAGAAGTAACATCAGATGGTAAGCAAGTTGAAGTACCAGCTGGTACTGAAATTATTGGAGATGAGGCTTTTATTAGATTCGGGACATTAATGGATATTATGAATATGGTTGGTGCTGGTGAACTTGTAATAGGTGATAAGATAATTAGTATGACGGTAAACACAAAAAATACAATTATTTCTGCATTTAAAAACATATATAGTACTGATAAAACTAAACTACTTATACCAAATGCAAATGCGCCTAAATTTTCACTATCAGATGCAGCAACAAATGTAAATGAGCAAGATACATTTTCCGAAACATCAAATTGTTCAATTTCCGCTGGTGGTGCAACAGTACAATTTCCATATCCAAAACCAATACAAAATGGTGCTATTGGTGGTGTAAAAATACAATATAGTGGAAGTAATATTGAAGGTATAAATAAAAAAGAATATTTGTGGGGATTTTTGGATGACCTTTATGTTAATATGGAATTTGCAAAAGGAATTTTGGAAACAGAAAACTTTTCAATAAAAGACGCATTATATAAATTATTAAATGGATTATCTAGCGCAGCTGGTGGTATTTGGGATTTTCAAATAATAGAATCAACTACACCTGGTGGTAGTACTACCGAATTAATGGTAGTTGATTTAAATTTTATGGCAGATAACGGAAAAGGAATGACAACATTCTATGTATCGGGTGTAAACTCTGTATTTTTGGATGCATCATTTGATATGGATATGGGTGGGGCTAAAATGAGTCAAATTATTGGAAAACGTTTAGGATATGATTTAAATCCAAACTCACCATCAGTAGACGGAAAAACATCAAAGGCGGTAGACACAAAGAATGTAGCACAAGGACAAAAGAAAGGATTATTTACTGATATGCAAGATATGGTTTTGCAAATAATAAGACCAAAAGAGGGAAAACCTCCAATGAAATCGCCTCAGCAATTAGCACAGGATGCAGCTGTTAAACAAGCTAAAATTGATGAAGCAAAAGCAGAACAGGAAAGAGTAATACAAAATAAGATTGCTGCAGAAGCTGAAGCAAAAGCATTGAGAGATAAAGCCGCAGGTTCAACAAAAACATCCGCTACAACCCCAGCACAAGCCCCCAGTCAACCCACTAGTACTAGTGTTTTTGGAGCAATTGGTAATTTCGTTTCTGGCGTTGGTGATAAAATTGTAGAACTTAAAGATAAGTTTGTTGAAGGAACTGTAGCAGCAGCCGATTATATTGGGGATAAAGTTGTAGAACTAAAAGATAATACGATAGAAGCAATTAAGAATACAGACGCATATAAGAAAATGGAAGCTTATTTGGATAGAAAAGAAGCACAAGAAAAAAACTTTAAATTATATATGAATAAGATAGGCATATATCCTAAAGTAACAGTTACAAAAGAGAGCGAAGTTGGTTCACCGGAAACAGACCTTGACTCAATAACAATATCTCCGGTATATAATGACACGTTAGTATTTCAGGCACTAAAAGCGGGATATAATAATATAACTGCAGCTGATAACAATACGGTATCTGCACTATTACCAGTTAAATTTTCATTTACTGTTCATGGTGTTAGTGGAATTAAAAGAGGAGATAAATTTAAAGTTATTGGTATTCCTAGACAATATGAACAAAACGGGTTTTTTCAAGTAACATCGGTTAAACATACCATTGATGCTATGCTATGGAAAACGGAAGTTGAAGGTGGACTTAGATTAAATAAATAAGAATATGAGAGAAGTTGATTTAATAAGATATTCAAAGTTATCAAAATTTGAAAAAGAAGACTCTTTTAAAAATTTACAAATAGCAGCTTATATCCCAGTTCCAACTGAAGTTGATTATAAGAGAGGATATATATCTAGATATTTTATACAAAGAGCAAATGATATGACAGGTAGAATAACAGAAATAAATGAAATTGCTTTTTCTAAATTTGTAAATACACCATTTTATACTGCAATAACTTTGGACTGGAAAATAACTGGTAATGATGATGAAATAAAAGATTGTAATTTTAAATCAATTAAATTTGTATTAAAGGAAATGCCAAAAATACAAATGTATTTACCAAATCTTTTACAATTTAGAAAAATAGAAGCTACACAATAATTTGGTAGTTTGGAATTTTATTCGTATATTTACATAAACAAACTTGGGGGTGACTTGGAATTGATTGTGATGAGAATGGTAGTATCACACGTAGACAGAAGTGCTAGATGTCTTTAAATCTGTACAAAACAATAACCGACGTAGAATTATCTACTTGGAACTTCGAAGATGCAATGTCATTTGTAGGAGCTTACGATTACGCTGTAGCAGCATAATCACCACCCGCATCACTCGTGGGTTTTAAATAGAAGTGAACAACCAGAGCATTACTTATCGGCTCTTTAAAACTGGTAGGTTGGTGGAATCGCTGTACTAACCATACGGCCCCAATTATTTTGGAAAGTTAATAAGATTAAACTTTATCCTAAACGTGTAATTCGTTGGTATTATGATTACTTTGCAAGACATGGGTTCGAATCCCATCACCTCCACAATAATCCTGAACTATATTTGGTAGTTTGGGATTTTTTTTGTATCTTTGTACCTATGAAGATTATTGAGTCTATTGAAGAAATTAATCAATTAAAAGAAAAGCTGGAAACGGAAGCATCTATTTGGTATCCATTGTGGGTAGACAATAGTAAGCATCCTTTAAACACTTCTCTTTCGCTCGTAGTTGTACGATGTTCAGATGGGTTATACATATTACCACATAAACATACAGACGCTCTATCGCTATCTATTGAAGAAATAGAGACCATACTTAATACCAATGGGCAAAAGTGGATATTCCAAAAGAAAAAGATATTACATACTCTTAATGTTTCGGTAAATCTATATGATGTAGATTCGGCATACTTTAGAAAGGAAGCAAAGGTAATTGATTATGAAGCCCCTTTAAATCCTCTCCTTTCAACTCTAACTCACAAAGGGTATAGAGATGACTTGATACAATCCCTTCCTCTAATGAAGATTGTAGAAGTGATAGAACCGCAATTCGGTAAGTACTTCCATAATGAACCTTACACTACTACTCTTAAGTGGTACAACGAAGTGTTTATACCTACCCTTTCAGATATCGAACAATTTGGAATCCGTGTCGATGGGAAAAAATTTACTGATAGATGGCCTCAAGCCACCAAACAGCTTTCACCCGATAATTTAGTGTTTACGGAGTACAATCCATTTACGGTGACGGGGAGACCATCCAATAGACATGGTGGTGTGAACTATGCCGCCCTAAACAAAACCGATGGTAGTAGAGAATGTTTCGTATCGGATGGGATATTCTTACAAATGGATTATAACGCATATCACCCACGACTAATTGGTAAGTTGATTAAGTTCCATATGCCGGATGGTAATGTGCATGAGTGGTTGGCCGAACAATATGGATGTGATGTGAATGAGGGAAAGGGTATTACGTTCCGTTTATTATATGGTGGAATTGATGAGGACTTCAGACAAATTCCATATCTTAATGCGGTAGCTG